CCAACTTTGTTAACATAGTTGAACCTTATCTAAGAGATGTTCAAGCGAAGAGAGGACTCGTTGACTTCCGAGTTATTTGTGACCAAACCAATAACACTCCTGAGGTTATTGATAATAATGAATTTAGGGCAGACATATTCTTGAAGCCCACTAGGTCGATTAATTATGTTACTCTTACTTTCGTTGCTACCAGAACTGGAGTCAGTTTTGAAGAAGTGACTGGAAGAGTTTAAATCCAATCATAATTAATTAACATAGGAGATTACAACGATGGCATCAACAATTTCAAATTTTAAAACTCAATTAAAGAGGGGCGGTGCAAGACCTAACCTCTTTGAGGTTGACATTACTTGTGCAACAGGTTGGGTAGGTGAAGCAGAACAGGAATTTAAATTTCTCTGTAAAGCAACATCCATGCCCACTCAAACTATTGGGTCTGTAGATGTTCCTTTCCGAGGAAGAATTTTAAAGGTTGCTGGAGACAGAACTTTTGAACCTTGGTCAGTTACTGTTATTAATGATGAAACTTTTGATATAAGAGAATCATTTGAAAGGTGGGGAGAATTAATTAACGGTATAGAAAATGGTAGCGGATTAGTTACACCTTCAGGATATATGGGTTCTGGTACTATTAGACAGTTAGGTAGAACTGATATAGGAACTAGAGAAGTTGGATCAACATCGGAAGGTGTCCTTTATACATATAATGTTAAAGATATTTGGCCTTCTGAGATTGGATCAATTGATCTTTCATATGAAAGTTCTGATGCAATTGAAGAATTTACTGTGACTTTCCAAGTCAACTACATGGAAAGAGGAGGAGTATCAGGTCCAAGCACTAGTGAAGTTAAATCAGATTTATTAACAACAAATTCAGGACAAAATTAGGACTTAAAAACTTTGATAAATAGTCCTAGAAAGGGCATTTTTTAAATAAATCATGGCTAAGTTATTTGGGTTCT